TTCCTTCGCGTACTGCTTCGCGAAGTCGGACATTGCATCAGCGTCAGCGCAGAACATGAGCATTTCGAACGGCACGCCAGTTTCGCTAGCGAGCTTCGTTGCCGCGTTCACTTTGGCTTTCTCGGCCTTGAGCTGTTCTAACTCCTGCTCGGCTGCTTCGGCGCGTGCGTTCGCCTTCTCCTGTTCGGTCATCTGCGCCGTCTTAAGCTTTTCCAGCTCGTTAGCTGCGGCCTGGTTGGCTTTCGCCTTCTTTTCCCAGTCGCGCATATGGCCGCGCATTTCCTCGTACTTGGCACGCCAGTCTGTTTCTGCTTCGGCGACCTGCTGTTCTGGTTCCTGCGCTGCGGCCGTGGTCTCTTCTGCCATGACTTCCCCAATCCGCCCGTTTCGGGCATAAAAAAAGCCGCTATTGCAGCGGCGATGGATAAAAAAAGCCGCCCATTTCGGACGGCTAGAAAAACAGCGGCTTGCGCTGTGATTCCCTTGTTGGTACGTGGCTATTTCAGTCCGTACTTGTAGCGCATTACTATCATGTCCTCGTTGTAGACTGTCCACGGTTTCGGCGTGTAGTCGTAGCCGTTTTCTTCTGCTTCGAGTCGTTTTGCTTCTTCTATTAGCTCGTGGCGTGCTTTACCCGCTTTGACGCGCTGCGCCAGCTCTTCGGGGTACTTTTCGCGGCCTTTGTTGTTTGCGATTCGCGTATTGTCAGCGTCGTAGTACATTTCTTTGTACTTGCCTAGATTTTCGTAACCTCGGATGCTTTCGGGGTCTGAATGGTAGACAGCGACGCAATTGCATCCATCGTGGTAATGCCCAGCTTCTTGACCTAGCGCGGATTGCTCCGACAGATACCATGCGCCTTGACTAGCGAGCATCAAGCACCATGCGCACGTATCGCCGACGGGGACACGCGCCCAGCGTCCACCAGTTATGCCGCGCTCGTAGTCGCGCCATAGATTCGCTTCGCCCGTTTGACGGATGCTGTCATTTATCAGATTTTGCATCAGGTCGTTGAAAACCGCCTGCACTGTCGGCTGTTGCGAGCGCTCGAAAGTGGCGCGGGTCTTAGCGTCCACCGCTTCTTCGTCCACCTCTGTGACTTCTGCCGCGTCTGCGTCGATTCCTGCAAGCTCGCTGCAAAGGTCATACCATTGAGCGCCTAGCTCAGCGCCCAGCATGGCGTACTTCTGACCGAGCGAAGCTGCTATGTCAATGACTTCTTCTGGTGTGATGCCTTCGTAAAGGTATTCCAGAAATTCATCGGTTGCCGCTTCGATTAGCTGTCCTTTGACGTTGTTGAAGCTCTGAATCTGCTCGAAATTAGGCGTTGCCATCGTCGTTACCGTTGTTTAGCAAGCTCGCCAGCGAGAAAGACGCACTGTTTCGCCTGATTTCGCTTTCGACCTTGCGCCGCATGTCATCAGCGAATCCAATTTGCTCGAAGAAAACGTCTGTTCCCGCGAATCCTGGCACGACGCTTGCGATTTTCACCATCGCGTCAGTTTGCGACACAACAGAGGGCATCGCGGGATTGCGGAAGTTCGGCGTAAAATTCGCGTACTCTTCTGGTACTTCGTCAAATGGCACGTCCAATTCGCCAGCAATCGCCATGAGCGCAAGCGTTTTGAGCGAATCTCGCATTGAGTCGTTGAAATCCTCGCATTCGATGATTAGCGGCTCGTTTGCCGCGTAAATCGCTTCTGCACTTGCTGGTTGATCGTGGACAACGCCGAGCGTGCTAATCGGTACGTTCGTCTCACCGCTGAATCGCGCCGCCAATGCTCGCATATAATCCGTATGCGGCTGCATCGTTCCTTGCGGCAATTGCCCGAACGTCGGCAAATCGCCGTTCTCGTCGCGACCTACTGCGAAGATGTTGCCAATGTAAGCTTCCCATTTGGTCTTGCCACCTGGATTGTCGGGATTAGCAAAAGCGTTCTTGTCAGCGCCCAGCAGATACTTTTGCGGCGATGTGAAAAACTCCGCACTAATCTCAGTACGAAGCGCTTCGCGAACTGCGCTGTCAGTAATCGACATAACCGCTCGATTGATGCGCGACTGACCAAAAGGCTTGTTGAAAGTCGGGCGATACACGAACGCTTCGATTGTCGGCCTGCCCATGCGGTACATTTCTGCGTACCAATCCCAAATTCCGCTGCCAGAGCGCCAGACGTGGACGGCTGCATTGTCGGTGTACATTGTCAGCTCGATAGGCATGCCATCGTCGTATGCGTCGATTGTCATGCCGTAGGCAATGCGACCTTTCGCATCGTCCCATCGTGCGGCTGCGTTTTCAGCGCTGTAGAAATCAATGCGGCTTCGTCCACTCTCGTCTGCCGACACCGTCGCGAAACTGCAAGAGTGAATCAAGGTCGATTGCGTTGCCTGCCGCTGCTTTACCCTGAGCCTTGAACGCTCGTCAATGCCGTTTAGCATGGCCTGGGTGGACGAATCGTTTGCGGTAAAGCCATCGAAGCGGCAGCGCACCGCCATTGCATCAACGGCCTTTTGCGGCCATCCGACAATCGTTTCGACGTTTAGCAGCTTCGGCGGGATGCTGATGCCGAAATCCTTTAAGACATTTTTGCCGTTGTAGTAGCGCATCTTTAGCCGATTGCGCCAAATCTTGCTCGCCCACAGCGACAGCAAATCTTCGAGCATGTCTCGCCATTCTCGCGGAAAATCGCCGCCGATAGTAGGCATGATGCTAATAGGTGGCTCGATTGTCGCTAACGTGTGCCACGTGTCCGGCTGCTTGTCCACCATTAGAAAACAACCGCCTTTCTATTCGGATTTCGCTTCGTTGTCCTTGCTGCCCACAGCGCTATTGAGCACGCTTCGAATCTTTCGGAAAAATCACCGCCGAAACCGAAACCGCTTTTGCCAATCTGTCTGCGCGTGATATTGAGCGCCGATGCTTCAAGTTCGCTATCTTTGAGATGGGTTAGCTGACCATCTCTAACAGCATTTAGCGTCATTCCTGCTGCCGAAATCGCATTGCTCGCGTTGATTAGCATGATTGCTTTTTTCGGCACGCCAGCCGCAACAAGTCGTTTTAGCAAATCGTCAGCATCGGCCTTGCCGTCAATCGCAATTGCCGATGCTTCTTGGATTCGCTTTTTGTTCGAAAGGAAATCAACGAGCCAATCTATACCAAGCGCCATCGGTTCTGTTTTGATGAATTCGACATGCGAAATCGAAGCGTTCACAACACATACTGCCAGCGCCGCGTATTTTCCATCACCTGTAAACTTAACGCCATAAGCGAGCTTGTCCCAAGAATCTGGCGCATCGTCCACTTCTAGAGCTTTCCAGTCTTGCGCTGTAACAAGCCTGTCGATTGATTCGCGTTCGGTGAACCAACCTAGCCGTTGATGCGCGAATTGCACGGTTTCCAAGCTCTCGTGCTCTGCTTCGACGGTATCAGGATGCAAAAGAATACCCCATGACGGATTTACTCGTTTCCACACTTCGCGATCATCGGTATTTGGCGGTTGCTTGCTAGAACCAACGCCCCATTCAGTCCACGCCGTGCACTTCGTCTTGCCGGACAACGCATCGTTTCTGATTCGCTCGAAAACTAGGCCGTAGTCGTTTTCTTCTGGCGCGTTGCCGTTGTAAATCGTCTGCGGCCCTCGTCGCGTCCTGCAAGCCGAGATAGCACCGAGAAACGAGCCTTGAGACTGTGGCTCCAAATATTGCGCTTCGTCAAAAATCAACAACGAACCGTGCTGCCCGTTGCCGCCGTTGCGCGTCCTGGCAAGAAACTTCATCTTAGCGCCGCTTTTAAGCCTGATTTCCTCGCGGCCTAGCGCCGTTCTAATGCCTTTCGGAGCTAGAAACTTCCTCAACGCTCGCGCATCCATCAGCTGCGCCATTTCCTCGAAAGTCTCAGTTGATGTTTTTTGGAGCTGCGCAGTATAAATTACGGTGCCATCGTAGAAAAGCATTTCTGCCGCAGCTCTGCCCTGGATGCATCGCGTCTTTCCTTGCTGGCGGCTGGTTTCGTTGCCCACCGTCGGCGCTGACCATCTACCATTTGGCAAAACGCCCATCCACGCTTCGAGCAAGAACGCCTGCCAATCCATGCACTCAAAGCCAGCTTCGCTTAGCAAATCAATCGTGTCGAAAACGTCATTGCTTGCGAAGTCCGGCACGATAAAGCTAGTTGGTATCTGATTTCCTGTTGCGTAGGATGATGGTAGCAATCTCGTCGTTGTCATCGGTTCCGCTTTCTAGCGCGTCGATTTTTATAACGGTCTCGCGATACTGACGCGCAAGACATGACAATACTTTTGCATCGTTCGCATCCCCAGCTCTGCATATGTCAATTTCATCAGCAAGGCGATTTGCAAGCGCTTTCAGGCATTCAAGCAGCGTACCGCCGTCAGTAACGTCGGAAATCCTTACGGTATTACGCATTTAAAAAACCCCTTTGTGTAAATTGGCACTGGGAACGAGGCGTGCCACGCATGCCACCCCACCGCCTGCCCCCACCCGCTACCACTTGCGGCTGGTCTTGCCCGTTGATTGGTTGCCCTTTGTTCTGCTCTTTGCCGCAATCTTCATGACTTGCGAAACGGTCTTGTTGCCGCGCCACTGATTGCAGCGACGATGGGCGGCATCGACGTTGCGCGGGTCGAGCGGGTCTCCGCCAAGGGAGACTGGGTTAAGTTCGTCCACCTCGAAGGCTAGCGGATGATTCGGGGGGAATGAGTAGTCTATGTTTCCGGAGCGACCGAA